ATCATGCTGCTGTTAGTAACCCCTCTTTAGTTATTACCGACCAGATGGCCGGTGTTATTCAAGCGTCCGAGGCAGGGCCAGAAATTGCTTATCACTTAGCAGTTAACCCTACAGAGTCGTATCGAATAGCCAGTTTACCGCCTGCCGTACAAGCTTACGAGCTGGGTAAGATTGAGGCGAAAGCTTCCTTACCTTCTGTAAAAACTATCCCCGGAGCACCTGCCCCAATTAAACCGCTGCAAGGTGGCGGAGAGGCTGCATCTATTAGTCCTGACACTCTGTCAATCGACGACTGGATGACAAAAAGGAATGCCGGAGAAATACGTTAAAGGTAACTAAATTATGGCTAGTAATACGCTACTAACCCCAAGCATGATCACGCGGGAAGCTTTGCGAGTTCTTCACCAAAAACTTAACTTTGTCGGCAATATTGATCGTCAGTATGACTCTCAGTTTGCTCAAGACGGCGCTAAGATCGGTACAGCACTTCGCATTCGTAAGCCTGCACGATACACCGTAACAGACGGCGCCACTTTTTCAGCGCAAGACTCGGTTGAAGAAGAAGTTACGTTAAATGTTACTTCTCAAAAACACGTTGGCATGGAATTTACCACTGCTGACTTAACAATGAAGATCGACGACTTTCGGGATCGATTTATCGAGCCTGCAATGGCTGTACTTGCGGCTAAAGTCGAAGCTGATGCTTTGAATATGATCAGCGATTGTAATAACCAAGTAGGCACACCGGGTACTTCACCAACATTTAAGACCTTGCTTCAAGCAAGAAAATCTTTAGTTGACGAGTTGGCCCCCGGCAGTGAGCGTTGCTTAATCCTCAACACAACCGATTCGGTAGAATTAGTTGATTCGCTAAAAGGTCTTTTCCAAGACTCAACGCAAATCTCTAAGCAATACCGCGAAGGTATGTTGGGTAGAACAGCAGGCTTTGGTGATATCTATGAGAACACCTTGTTAACGCAAGCGTCTCGTGGTGGAGCCAACGGCGCCTATCTTGTAAATGGCACAGTAACTAGCGGCGATGCAGTTCTGCCGGTCGATACTGGAACAGGTACATTAGCTGTGGGCGATATCCTCACTTGTGCAGGCGTTAATCGTGTGCATCCTGAGACCAAAGCCGACACTGGCGTACTACAGAAGTTTGTAGTAACTGCCGCTTATGCGGGTGGCGCTGGATCGGTTGCAGTTGATCCACCGTTTAATGCTACAGCTAACGGTCGTCAAAACATCACTGCGGTGCCTGCGGATAACGCAGCAGTGACAGTGTTGGGTACGGCGTCTACAGCGTATGAACGCTCAATTGCATTCCACAAAAATGCCTTCACCTTTGCCACTGCTGATTTAGTCTTACCTAAGGGTACAGATTTTGCAGCGCGTGAAGTTTATGACGGTATTTCATTGCGATTGATTCGTGACTACGACTTCGTGAACGACCAAATCAGAACGCGATGTGATGTCCTGTACGGATATAAAACATTGCGCCGTGAATTGGCCTGTCGTGTTGCCGGTTAAACAAAGGGGGCTTCGGCCCCTTTTCTTTTTGGAGAATAAATAATGTCTATAGCTAAAAATGAAACACCCAAAGTAGCAGAGCCTGTAGTTCAGGGTGAAGAAATTAAACTTAACGATGTCGAGCCTGAAGTAACAGAAGTAACACCTAACGCCAAAGGGCCAGCATGGTTCTATGATGAAAACGGTGTAGGTCAATTATGCCTAGACGGCGTTTGCCCTAAAGGTTTTACCGATGCGCCTAAGGTGAAAAATGCCGACAGTTAAGGCGGTTATTAAATCGGCCTTTAAGTTGGCAGGTATCGTAGCAGAGTCGGAAACGCTCACGGCTGAACAAGAATCCGATGGTGCCACACAGTTTAATGACATGCTTCACGCATGGAAAAACCAAGGCATACCACTAGAACATGTAACGCTAACCGTTAGCGACACTGTGCCTTACCCTGATGATCATATAGAGCCAATTAAATACAACCTAGCTGTAAAGTTAGCAGCCGAGTATGACGCGCCAATCGATCAACTAAAAATAATATTAGCAGCGCAGGGACTAGAAGGATTGCGAGACTATTACTCACAGCCGGGGCTCTTGTCAGTTGATGCCGCCCTAAGTCCTTATTACAACAGCAATAGGCGATTTAGTTAATGCGTGTCAGCTTACCCGCTATCGGCCAAGCGTACTTACACAGCGATTTACGGCTGTCTGCGCAGACCTGTAAAAACTGGTATCCCGAGCTTAACAAAGAGACCTCGGTTATTGTTTCGTTGCAACCGTGGCCCGGCACCAAAGCATTTGCCACCACCACAGGCGATGATCGAGGCGCTACGTTTTGGAATGGCTTAGTTTATAAAGTTTCTGGTAGCACGTTATGCAGTGTTGATGCCGCAGGCGTCTCTACTGTTATTGGTACAGTTGGAGGGTTAGGCCGTTGTGATTTTCCTGCCAACACAGATTATCTCGTTATCGTCACCAGTGGTTTAGTGTATGTGTATGACGGCACGACCTTTACGCAAAATAACAGCCCAGAACTAGAATCACCTAATTACGGCACCTACCTCAATAACCAGTGGATTTACCAAGGTCAGAATGGCCGTTTTGGCGTGAGTGATGCAGGTGATCCTTTTACGATTAACGCATTAAGTTATGCCAGCGCAGAAAGTGCGGGTGACCCGCTGGTTAGGCCTTATGTGTTTAATCAAATCTTATATTTGTTCGGCACTAAAACTGTTGAGCAATGGTACAACTCAGGTGCAGGAGATCCGCCATTTGATCGTATCCAGCAAGGAATTATTCAAAAAGGATTAGGTGCGGCGGATTCGATAGCTAATAACGACAAGGTGATTTATTTCTTCGGTGATGATCGATTAGTTTATCAGCTAGCCGGTAATGCCGTTTTAAGCATCACACCACCAGCTTTAGCGAGGACATTTCAAGACTACGCCGACCCATCGAACGCAGTGGGTTTTACGCTCACGCTAAACGGTCAGGAGTTTTACATACTCCACTTTCCTAACGAAAACACTTGGGCTTTCAATGAAACCTCAGGTGGGTGGTTTGAGTTAACCATTGGAGTTAATGAAAGACCTTACCCAGTGACCAGTCATGTTTACGCCTACGGCAAGCACTTAATGGCCGATGACGGTGAATTACTAGAGCTGGATGATAGCCTTAATACTTATAACGGCTTAACTGTCATCAAAGAACGAACATCCGGACTGATCAGCGGTGAGATGCTGGGTAATGATTTTATCGGCAAGCGATTATTTATGTCGCGCATGGAAGTCATCGGCAAAATGAAATCACCGCCGAGCACCGCCCCAGTCATGATGGTCGATTACTCGAATGACGCAGGTTATACATGGAGCAATCCTCGTTTTAAAGCGCTATCCATTGACGGTGACTACAGCAGTGTTTTACGCCTAACCCAGTTGGGGTCATTCAAAGATCGCGTATTCCGCTATCGCATCTCAGACGATGTGCATATGTCATTACATAAAGTCTCGGGAGATTTCAAGATTGGCAACAACTAATCCGCCACCGCTTCGAGGCATACCGCAAGAGCTGGCCACATTCTTACGTCAATTATGGGACAGAACCGGCGGCGCTAATGACGCCATTGCCGATTCGCAAGTAGAGTCATTTGTGGGTTTAAGCAACGCCAGAATCCAAGCGTTAAGCCAAGAGTTGTCGTATACCCGCTGCCAGCTTGCCAACACTAACGCTCACGTAGTGGCACTTAGAAAAGAGCTCAACTATCTGCATACCCAAATCAGCACATCCAACGGCAAGGCCGCAGGACTACAACAACAACTTAACGACATAGAGGTGAAAGCATGGCTGTAACGCCAAAGTCCCTAGCACTAAATGATCAAATCGCAGGTACGAGTGATGCCGCAACCGATACGCTTTACACCGCAAATAATGGCACGGCGCAAATAGATGCATTTACGGCTATTAACACCAGCGTCAGTGCTGTTGATATCTCTATTTATATTTTACCCTCAGGTGTTGCGGCAACCGCTGCTAGCCCTGTGATTGTGTCTGTGCCAGCTAATAGTCAAGTCATTATCGCTGACCTTATCGGCCATAAGATTCCTAAGAGTGGGACGATAGAGGCCTTTGCGGGTACAACTAACGTCTTGCGTGTTATCGCATCGGGCGTGGAGTTCACATGATGCTAGCTGAGAAAGATGTGCATGGTTTTCTAGCGGCGGCTGATTGTGTCAATAAAATTGAAAGCATGGAGCGGGCCATGTCTACCCATCCACAGCTTGACATTCCTGTAGAGGAGTATTTTTTTGACGGGCTTTATGCGAGAAAAATATTTATACCCGCCGACACCATTCTAACGGGCAGGGTTTATAAGCACGATTACGTTGACATTATGTTAGACGGAGATATATCCGTTGTCATTCCATCGGGCACGCATCGATTAACGGGCTTTAATATCTGTGACGGCAAAGCAGGTAGAAAAAGAGCAGGGTACGCCTACAAAGACACGAACTGGATAACTGTACATAAAGTCGACGAGGTAGAGCCAGATATGAAAGAGGCGCTTTCGTTCTTTTCCATCGGCGAGTATTCGGTTTGGGCTGACCAGCAAGATTTTTTACTTATGCTTGATGAGACTGGTTTTACCGCCGAGCAGGTTCAAGAGCAGACCCGCAATGAGTCTGATCGCGTAGACATTGAATTAGTGGATGTTGAACTCTCCCCATCCCCCATAAATAAAATAGGTATGTTTGCAAAAAGAAAATTTGTGAGCGGTGAGATTGTGATGCCATCCAGAATTAATGGAAAGCGCACTCAGGCCGGTCGCTACGTTAACCATTCAAAAACCCCAAACGCCATCATGTCTGTCGAAGATAGCAACATTTACTTGCGTGTTATTAGCGATGTGTCTGACGGTGAAGAATTAACAGTTGATTATAGGCAGTCAGTGGCTGTCGCGAGGTCATTATGTCAGGTATAGCCACAGCGATTGTCGGTAGCGCAGTAATCGGCGGAGTCGTTTCCAGTAAAGCTGCAAAAGGGGCGGCTGCGGCGCAGTCTGAGTCATCAGCAGAGAGCGTAGCTTTTCAGCGAGAGTCGAGAGATATCGCAAGAGAAGATTTGCAGCCGTTTCGAGACTTTGGTGAGTCACAAATACAGCCACTGAATAATCTATTAGAAAATCCAAACAGCTATCTACAAAACAATCCGCTTTATGACTCGATTAACAATAACGCTAAACGCGAAGTATTTGCTAATCGTGCAGCCAGAGGTAAGTTAGGCTCGGGTGGTACAGCAAAAGAACTCCAAAATCGCTTTTTAGCTAACGGTGAGAGTCTTATTAACAATCAATACAATCGCTTACTAGGTGGCGTCTCAGCCGGTCAGAACGCTGCCGCAGGCCAAGCCAATGTCGCGCAAAACACCGGTGTGAATGTGGGTAATACCTTGCTGCAAAAAGGCAACGCTATAGCCGCTGGTAAAATTGGCAGCGCTAATGCGGTCAATAACGCACTCAATCAAAGTGTAGGCTTGCTCTCTTACAACGGTTATCTAGGAAAATAGGAATCATCATGCCATTAAATCCCAATATCCCATTAAGCGTTCAGCAAGCGCAACCTTTTAATGCGTTGCTGGCTGGCCATCAAGCCCGTCAGCAACAGGTGCAGGGTGAAAAGCGCAACAAGCTTTTTGATCTTCAAGCCACCGGCCAGCAAATGAATAACGACCGAGCAGCCGCAGAAAATGACATACGTTCTGCTTACAAAGGCTCGCTAGACTTGGTTAACATACTAGGCCAAGAAGGTGATGTTACCCCGCAGGCGCTACAAAGCGCTCAAGGCTACATGCAAAGCCGTATCAATGAAATAGAGGGTAGAGGCGGCAACAGCGAAGGCTCAAGACGAGCGCTAATGTTGTTGCAAAATGGCGGCATTGAAGAGCTACGTCAAGCGCCCGCTAAAAT